CCGACACTCTCACTCGGTAGCCAAGTCGCTGTGCGCGAGTCACTTCAGCCAGTGGTTTGGCGTCTATGGGGAGCAATGGAACCGTGGCATCCCCGCCCGATACCCGGAGGAGGAGCATGTGGCACCTGTTCGCGAGAAGCGTTGGAACTGCTATCTATGATCTCTTCTCCGTATCATCTTCGGGCCATGGTGACCGCGGATTGCCCCAATTGCGCACCCAGTTTTTGGACCTTTCAGAGGATGGTCGCGTCCTGCATCAATCTGCGCAACGGGAAAGCGGTGAAGATACCGATCTCACCGGCAATCCTGGCGGCAGTCAACAATGCCCAGGGCAATGCCCTCGCCGGTCGACAGACGTTGACTCCACATCAAGTCCTCGTCAATTCGATCATGAGCGAGTACGGCAAACAGCCACTCACCCAGCACGCAGCGCTGAAGATCTACCCGGCGGTGCTGGAAGATTGCCTTCACGGCAAGTGGGTGGCCAAAGGCCTTGGGCAGCGGACCGTGATGGACCTTGTAGGCCAGGCTCTGGGCCTCACACGCCCGCTTTTCCAGTGTGGGATAGCGAAGACGGCGTGCTTGTGTGGAGGCCAGACGGATCAGGAGCAAGCGGATGGGACGCCACCTATGGCACCACCGGAGGCACCTGCGGATTCCCAGAACGAGTCCCAGGCCTCCGCTACCGCTACGACAACTGCATCCCAACAGATCCCGACTACGAGCGATTCCACCTCTGGTCAATCTCCCGAAACGGCCAGCTCCCCTACATGTGTGCCGATCGACCATGGCATTACCGCGTCCACTACTACCTCAGGTGTGCCGACAGCGACTTTGCCACAACAGCAGGCACAGGGGAGCTCTGAGAAGCCAGATTTGGGAACCTGCGCACCAGCAAGTGCGGATCTCATGGATGAGCACGGCAATCTGCGAGGCCAGCGTCTACCCGGACAAGCAGTTGATGGAGAGTTTGTGAAGGCACCTGCTCCAGACAAAAGTTCTGAGCAAGTGCGCCAACCACATTCTTCCTACCACATTGGCCCAGATTTGTTTCGCTCAGGCACATGGGACAATACGCCGGCAAACGTGACGGCCGCATTGCATTCACGCATTGAGGCAAAGCGCAACAAATGCACCATTACGCGAGGTGCGAAGACGAAGCTCAAGAGGATCGTGCAGATATTGAAGGACAATGTTTTCACGCAGGAGCGTGTCAACGCCTGGATTGATGCACATCCAGATCTCATGATGCTCAAATCTGGCAAATGGGATGAGGCAAGGTATCTTCGTGCAGTGGAAAGCATTGTTGCGGACAGGAGCTTCAAGGTGAGGTGCGATGGGCAGATTAAGAAAGAAGTCTTGCCCATTCCAGATCCACCAAAACCACCACGCTTGATAGTCTCAATGGGTGACAAAGGCACGGCTGCTACGTCGCTCATTATGGCTGTCTTCGAAGACCTGTACTTTTCGTGGTTCCATGAGCAGAGCATCAAGCACCGCACAAAGATGGCCGCGATGGACGAAACAGGCAAGATGCGCGTAGGTGTTGAGGTGGAAACGGGTGAAGGGGATGGATCGAACTGGGATGGTACAATCACACCAGAGCTCATGGCAGCACTGGAAAACGTGATATTGGATCATCTTGCGACATTGCTCTTCAGTCGTACGCCATATTGGGATGCTCTCAAGCACGCTACGGAAGCCGATTTGAAGTTCCGGAAGAAGAAGACGTTCCAAATGAGCATGCCTCATTCGTCCGAGAAAGGTTGTCCACCACAGAAGGCAACGCTAGAATCAATGAGGCGGAGTGGTGATCGTGGGACAAGTGCGTTGAACCATCTTGTCAACCATGTTGTGTGGCTACTTGTTACATTGCCCATCGAAGTGATTGAAGACTACCTCCTGCACCCGAACAAGAAGACGTACACGTACTTCCAGAAAGGAGTGAAGTATGAGATAGTATGGTTAAATCGCTTTGAAGGTGATGACTCGATTGTAGTCACAAACGTATTCCTATTGGGATTGGCAGACAAGTCGGTGTGCCTCGAACGTTGGTTGCAGCTTGGGTTTAATATGAAGCTCAAATTTTGCAACAAAGGCTTGGTCACCTTTTGCGGCTGCGTGTTTCGTGTGGACCATCACGGCATTCTAAAGGAGTGGGTACCCCAAACCTTGCGGAATTTTGCCGGTTCAGCGTTCACAGTTTCAGAAGCAGCAAAGGATGATCTTCATGGCATTGGTGGATGTGCAATGCTGGGCAGAGTGATGACCTACGCGGTCTCATATGCCCCGTTGGCCTCCTACTATGCCTCGATCGCACGGTACCACATGAAGCAAGACAAGAAGCAGGACAAGATTGAAGACCGAGACCTGGCAGTTCGTCTTTATGATGAAGTGACAAGGGACACCATTTGCACGACCTATGATGAACGTGTTGGTGTACTGAGCTTGGTGATGAGGAATGCAAATGCACACTATGATGCACATCGTTCAATCATCGCCGAGGAGACGGGCTGCAGTGAGTCTGAGCTGAAAGTGTTCGAACAGTGGAGCTCTGCGTTGGACGAGTTGAACCCATATGACGACTCTGTGATCTACCTGGTCAAGAAGGTGCTCCCACAGAGTTGGTTCAACAAGACGCAGTGAAGCGCAATTTTGATTGGCGTGTGATGAAATGCGAGTCTTATTTCGTATATACCGCACGCCCGCGTTCACCCGGGACTTTTTGTTTCGGCAACTCAGGTTGTTGTTGTGTATCACAAAGTCGCGAGGGCGGGATGGGAACCCGTTGAGATGGTATATTCCCGGTGCCCACAATCAAACGCACGTTTTGGCTCTAAGCTCTAGCCGAAGCCATGTAGTGGTTTGCAAGAAAGTGGGCATTCCAAGCAGGCCGGGACAGTGTATTCACCACGCTGAAAACCACCCTTATTCTTCTGTAGCGGGACCTGTGAAGAACATCACCCGCTCAGAGCCTGGGGATGCTTGGGTCTGAGGTGAAGGCGGTACAACCCGTGTGTGCGCCACGTGCGGGCCAGGGCAATGCTTTTTCCTTGCATGGTTGTACTGGGACACTCCGTAGGTGAACCCGTAATCTGTGTTCCTGAAATATGGGAAGTGGCATACACATTGCCTTAGCACAGGGAAGGGGATGTACCCTAGCTGAAAAGGATGAGACCTACCTGGGAGGCTAGGGAAGTCTTGGGCGTGTCCACAAAATGGCTACACTATCTTCTACGCGCACAGTTTCACTGTATGGAACGTCGGACTTTACGTTCTATGCATCACACTTCGAGTTTCCTGCATTTTGCAGTTTGTCCATGATTAAATCATGTTGAGCACAAGAGACTCGCGTGTCACGGCAACAACAACTCTGTATAAACACGGTCATCGGTTTTCTAACCTTGGACTTGTCACCTACGTTCGCATGGCGCTTACCAGGAAGCAACGCATTGCTCTACGTAAGGCTCGGAACGGAACGCGCGCGAAAATGGAGCGCAATTTTCGTCGTCAGGATCGCGTCAAGCCAAAGGGTGGAAATTCCAACCTTAAAGGCATTGTGCAAGGCGCTGCTGCTGTACCTCGTCGTGCATTTGGCGGTGCGGTCGGGGATCCCGTGCTTGCCATGGATGCTACACTGTATCAGCACCTCCCTTTGCCGCGGGCAGTTGGACCTTACATTCCGATCCGTTTGACGAAGCGCTTCAAGACGACCTCGCATGCTTTGATATTTGGTGTGAATCATTTTCACGCCACGACGACTGCTGGTGCAACCGACGAATCCTGGACTAACATCATTTGTCGTTCAGCTGTAAATTCTGCCGCTGCTATCAGCAACATCGGTAATACGCAGAATTACCTACTTGACACTGCAGGCACGAGCAACACAACGCAGTGGGTACCTGCTGCTTTTACCTTGCAAGTTGTCAATTCCCAGGCACTGCAAACTACACATGGTGTCGTCTACATTGGGCGCTCATCCACTGCCTTGCAGCTTGGCGGCGTATCAACTACGTGGAATGCAGCAATGGACAATCTTGTCCAGTACCAAGCACCGCGTATGTGCATGGCCGCAAAGCTTGCAATGAGAGGAGTGAAAGTTAGCGCAATACCATTGGACATGTCAAAGCTTGCGAGTTTCCTCCATCTCCGCGGTGGCGATGATGCTGCACCAGTTACGTGGAGCGGGGTAACGACTGACGTCGATACAGCTTCGGAACCCCGAGGTCTGGGTCCAATTTATGTTTACAACCCGGATGGAATCGAGCTGGAGTATCTTGTCACCGTTGAATGGCGCGTGCGCTTTTCCTATGCCGAGCCCGCATCTGCCACGCACAGGCACTTTCCCGTTGCATCAGACAATGTCTGGAATAAGGTCATTGCCACAATGTCTGCGGCTGGCCACGGCGTTGCTGACATCGCGGAGTCTGTGGCGCGTATCGGCGCAGCTGCACGTACGTTTATGTCCTCGAGTCCGGGACAGGCAATGCTTGCAGACGGTGCGCTTATGGTTGATTAAACATGCGGATGTATTTTGACATACTCCCAACGGAAGACGCCGACGTTACCGTTTGGTGAGCGTGTTAGGCCATGGAGCCTGCTTCGGCTCCATGGGGCAGAGTACCGCCCTAAAACTGGGAACTGCCTTAACAAAATATACAGGGG